CCGCCGGATACTATTTAGCATCCCCTGCCATTTCTGACAATGAACACCTTTATTGTAATAAATGGTTCTCGCTAAATAGAACTCTACCTAAGGGTAGTAAACCAAAATCAAAAGAGATGTTTAGTTTAAAAACATACTTAAAGAAGCGAGACCTACTTTTTCGGTTTCAAGGGGAAGTATCACCCCTTCTGCTTCAATATGTAATTAGATTCTAGCAGGATTTTCACCTGTTCATCTGATTATCTTTTGTTACTTCTTACCTTAGTGTTAGAAGTAGGTGCTTTGAGCCGCACAAGCCAGTCTTTCTCGTGTAGACCGAGTTCAATAAACCCTTTGAATTCTGTTTGCGCTGTTGGAAGCGGATTGTGTAAAGTTCCGGCTCTCATTGCCATTTTAGCTAATGAATTATCAGTAGGTATCTCCCCTTTTGGGCGAGTCCACATGATTTCAAATCGTCGCTGATACGCTTCGACAAAAGACTCTATTTCTAGAGCTCTTGCTAAAGGCATACCATACTTAGCGGCTTTATAACACTCGTTATAAAGTTTATCAAATTGATCTTGAGGATCACTATCTCGTAAGATAATGTCCTCAGCAACAGATCTAATTTGCGCTTTTAAGATTTTATCATTAACCGATGAAACGGCAATAAGAGAACTTGCTAAAATATCAATTTGATGATCGTAATGATCAACGATATTTTGCATTTTCTTCAAACTACTTAAGTAGCTTGTTGACGCGGCGAATGGTAAGATTTCGGATTTCACGAAATCCACCCTATCTTCATATTTGGAGATAGCCTCCGAATAGTAACTCTTGTTATCTATTCTAGGAGTATTCATTAACTTTAATATTACCTGTACAGCCTGGTTCATAGGAATTGTAACCTCTTTTGGGTTATAATCCTCCCCAGCTAAATTAGCGGGATCCACCAGTAAAGCCAAGGCAGGGATTAGCGATTTGTTATCTAATTTATTTAGTAACGATCCTAATATACCAATCAATGAATGACCAACACCATTTTTTAATGGTTTGTATATTTCATTGCCAAATCTAACCAATAATGATTTAAATATCATTGGCGATTGGATTAACGATCTTTCTCCCAGCCGTAAGGCTAAGTTGATTTTCCCTGGAAGATTATTACCTTGTAATAATTCTTTCCATGATAAACCTGAAACATCATTAAGTGCGTATGAGGTTCGTTTTGCGAACTCACACACTGGCTTGTTTGGTGAAGGTATAGATTTAGAGGGATTTGTATCCACTCCTATATCTTCCATGAATGCTATGTATTGTTCGGCTACTTTGTCATCAAAGATAACAAGATCATCACCTAGAATTTCATAACCATCAAACCAGGGTTTGACAGTTCTAACTTGAGCCTTAAAGGCTGCATATTGTACAATACAATGATGCGTTAGAGCGAGCATGGCCCACGAACTTAATGCACCCATAGGTTGCCCTACGGCATATTTCAGCTCTTCACCCCAAGGGATGTCGAGTTTTCCTAATGGCGATTTATCGCCAGGACATTGAGGCAAATAATAACCTCTGTCCACTAAAAGTTTTGCCCACGCTTTCCCAAAGTCTGGGTTACCCGTCAGAACATTTAAAATATGTTCTTGTAAGAACAATGGTAATCTATCTGTAGCCGCTGATAAATCAATTGAAAAAGCTTCATTAACAAGTGTTGCTTTTTCTTTTGCACGTTGAAACGATTGATCTTGATCAAAAGTTCCATCATTAGGTAATCTTCGAAGAAGACTAAATAATGAATCGTGTAACGGTGACAATACAGATTGTGTCCATATATCTACAATTGCGAAAACTCTCACTTTTCCGGCAGGTTCAACTTTTAAACAAAGTTGACCTCCTTTAAGTGGAGTCACTAGCAGAGACGGGGCGTAATAAAACATTTTAGTTTTACTTTTGTTTGGTAAGTGCTCTTGTCCAGGAACAATAGTACTTTGTACATTGTCCCCTTTATGGACACCAGTTCCTTTAACAGGAATTCTGGCTCCCTCCTCTAATAATCTATACAATAGATTAATAGATTGATCGAATTTTCTAAACAAACCAAAAGATTTGCTTTGAATAGAATATTCTTTGAAGATTTCATAATCTTCAGGCGATTGAGCCCACCAACAAAGATCCGTAAAGTAAGCTAACTTAGCATTCTTTACGTTAGGAGACGCTTTCTGCGTTTGAAATATGTAAGAAGCTGATGTTTTAATATCAGCCTTCTTGGTACCGGGTAATATGTTCCAAAAATTCTCAGTAACAAAATCTTTAAATTCTGCCACTTTCTCACACTTACCCGTAATGGGTTTTGTGATCGTTGAAAGATTAGGTTTTAAAGGAGCATCTAGTAATCGATATATGTTGAACATTGTCAACCAATATCTTATGATTCCTAGATGACCAGCCTTGATAGAACATCTATCAACCTTCGGTATTAAAGAAGGTAATCCACCGTATAAACGGGGAAGAGGTAAACCTGGTTCAATCTCTCTCAGAGATTTGTATGGAGTTCCAGCGATAAAACGCTGTAGCGCCACAGAATTCGCCTTTAACAATTTAATTGTAAAGGTAGAACCGTGGTATTTATGAATAATAAATATTCGGTTCATAAAGTTATTGAATAATCTAACACGAGAAGTAAGACCTTTCACTTTTCCGAGGCTCAACGTAATAATACGCCAAGCTTCTTTAAGAAGAGTGCTAAGAATAGCTTTATTGTCTATTCCTAGGGCAAACGCAGTTAGTTTTGTACCTACTTGCTTAGCTTGTAAAGTTGATTTATTTAAATTAAAAATAAATTTTCTTTTCATTTTGACTTTTATAAATTAAAATGATCGCAAGTTATTCACTTAGCAACCAAAGCCTGCACAAATAAGGAGACTACTGTTCCGCTGTTCTATTTTATCACTAAAATAGGACGGCAGTTCACTAGGTGCCACCTTCTCTGAAGATATTCGTGTTACACATACGAGATGCGTAAGCACTATACCAAACCAGAGAGTTTGATAACCCTCAAACTTAAGGAATGAGATATGGTACTTGCGTACTGGGTCTATCACTATATAGCGGGTTAATGCTATGTAGGTAGAAAATCAACCGGAGTCGATCGAGAGTTCGTCTCATGGCGAAC